TCATCGAGTAGTGCACAATGGCCAAGCCGAGTTTATCCAGCAGATGAATAACTGCGCAGCTAAGGTCAATGACTCCGCGTGGCGTATCATCAAGAGGAAATCCGCGGGAGACATTTCAGCCGCAATTGGCGTTGCAATGACTGTAAGCAAGTTAATGATCCCTCAGCCTAAGCCACAGATTTATACTTAGACACGCCCTAGCATGTTGTCTAATTACTTGACAAATGCTACACTTTATGACTATGGGTCTATTTCGCAAAACTGAAGCAACACAACCAACGGAGAAGCCTTCCATTATTGCGCAATACGCACCCCAAGTTTTAAGTACCCCAATCCTCACTTCGCTAGTTCCAGCGCAGTCGATGACTCGCGAACTGAGTTTGGAGATTCCATCTGTTGCTCGCGCTCGTAACTTGATCTGCGGAACTATCGCATCAATGCCATTAGAGCTTTATCGTAAATCAACAGGTGAAGAATTAGGCAAGCCAGTATGGCTAGACCAACCAGCATTCAATCAGCCACGCGCTGTGACTATCAGCTACACAATTGATTCACTTCTATTTTACGGCTGGGCTCTATGGAGAATTACAGAGCGGTATCAGGAAGATGGACGTCCTGCTCGTTTCGAGTGGATTCCCAATGCTCGCGTGACTCCTTACTATGGTGATTCAGAAGGTCACTACATTGAAGGCTATTACATTGACCAAGTATTTTATTCTAATAATGATGTAGTAACTTTCCAATCTCTTAATGATGGAGTATTAACAACTGCTGCGCGTGTATTGCGTGGCGCACTTGACTTAGAGATCGCTTCTACTATTGCAGCATCCACTCCACAACCAGCGGGCATATTAAAGAACACAGGGGCTGACCTTGATCCTAAGGAAGTTCAAGGATTGCTTGCAGCTTGGAAAACCGCAAGGACTCAGCGCAATACGGCGTACTTGACCTCGACTCTCGAATACCAAGCGACATCATTTTCTCCTAAGGACATGATGTACAACGAGGCAAAGCAAGAATACGCAACACAGATTGCAAGAGCAATGAATATCGATGCGTTTTATCTCAGCGCAGATGCTAATAACTCTATGACTTATTCCAACTTGCTTGATTCTCGTAAGCAGTTTGTTTCACTAACTTTGCAACCATTCATTACTGCTATTGAAGATCGTTTGTCAATGAACGATGTAACAGCCAATGGCAATGAGGTGCGCTTTGATTTAGATAAGTCATTCCTACGCGCTAACCCTATGGATGATTTAATGGTAATTGAAAAAATGCTTTCACTTGGTCTAATCACAACAGAGCAAGCGATGGAAATGACAGACCTAACACCTAACGGAAATGAAGGACTATAATGGAAAACCAGATCCTTACCTTCTCGGCTGAATTAACAGCCAATGTTGAAGAGCGAACAATCTCAGGCAAGATCGTGCCAGTCGGTACAGGGGAAATTGGCTCAACTTCAGCAGGACGAGTTGTGTTCGAGAACAATAGCATTGAACTGCCAGCAGATCCTAAAAAAGTAAAGCTACTAAATCAACACAACACAAAAGACCCACGCGGTCGCGCTATCTTTTTCAATGAAGTTCCTAACGATGGAATCTATGCAACATTTTCTGTTAGCAAGAGCGATAAAGGAACTCAAAGTTTAATTATGGCTGAAGAAGGACTTGTTAGCGGTCTCTCAGTAGGCGTAGAAGTAATGAAATCTAAAATCAAGTCTGGAGTTATGCATGTCATTTCATCCAGAATCCTTGAGGTCAGTTTGGTGACAGAGCCGGCTTTTAAGTCAGCTCAAGTCATCGATGTAGCAGCTGAGGAAACTCCAGAAGCTGTAGAAGAAATCCAACCAACAGAAAGCGAGCAAACTGTGGAGCAAACTCCAGAGACAGTTGCAGCACCAGTAGAAGCAGCGGCTGTAGAAGCTGCTCGCCCAACTGTGGCGGTAACTAATGTGCGTGAGCGCGTAGCACCAATCACATCAGCAGAATACCTAGGAGCATCTATCAAGGCTGCACTAGGCGATCAGGATGCTCGTCGCATCGTTGAGGCTGCCGATGATTCAACATCAACAAATACTGGTCTAACATTGCCAGCACACTTAACAAACTTCATCACAACAACATTTTCAGGACGTCCTGCATTTGATGCAGTAACACGCGCTGGAACTGTTCCTCAGCTATCATTCACAGTTCCAAAGATGGGCACAGCACCAACTTCAGCAGCAGTTGCAGAAGGTGGCGCACCATCTGAAACAGGAATGACTTCAAGCTATGACACAGTCACAGCAAGCAAGTACTCATCTATCAACCGCGTATCTTTTGAGCTTCTAGATTTTTCAAATCCCGCATTTGAGACTTTGCTTCTAAATGAAATGCGTAAAGGCTACGAGAAGGCTACAGATGCTGCACTAATCGCGGCATTTACTGCATCTGGTACAGCAGCAACAGGTGTTGCAGCGACAGCAGCAGGACTACAGTCATTCATCGCAACAGAATCAGCAGCAGCATATAAGGGTACAGGCGGAGATTACGCTCGTAAGCTCGTAGCTGGTACTGACAACTGGGCAGCCATCCAAGGCTACGCAGATTCAACTGGACGCGCATTGTACTCAGCTCAGGGAGCAACATACAACGCTTCAGGTACAGCAGTAGGTTCATCTACTGTTGGAAACATCCTAGGCACAGACCTCATCATCGATCACAACATTGCAACATCTGGTGTTGTAGATGAGTCAATGTTCTTGGTTGCTCCAGATTCAGTTTATGTCTGGGAGTCACCAACTACAAACCTTCGCGTTAATGTTTTGACTTCAGGTGAAGTTGAGATCAACATGTACGCATACCTTGCAATTTATGTTGCTAAGGCTGGCGCAGGTGTGCGCCGCTTCAACCTAGCGTAATAGGTTACTAAGTACGCTCTAGGGGGTCAGTAGCCCTCTGACCCCCTAGAGTCTTTAGAAAGGAAATCATGGCACTAACGACAGTCAGCGAGTTACGCTCGACACTTGGCGTGGGAACTTTGTATCCAGATAGTACGCTCCAAGAAGTCTGCGATGCTACAGATGCCGTCCTCCTTCCTATGTTGTGGGCAAATAATTCTTTTCTCGTGGGGCATAGCAACACAGCCAATACAGGCACTTCATATTTTAATGAGTATGTTGCAGATATATTTTATGTTGGTCAAACTGTAACAATTGCTGGCAGCGGATCAAAGCACAACGGCAATAAGACAATTACAGGTGTTGGCGAGAAGTCAATTACCTACGCAATCACAGGCAACAACAACACGCCTACACCATTTCACCCTGTCCAGCCTTTTGGCACAGTAACGGCTGATACTTATGTGGACTGGTCAGCAGATTTAGCAGTCCAGCAAGCAGCTTTGATGATATCTGTTGAGATCTGGCAAGCGCGTACCGCCACCCTTTCAGGCAGTAACCTTGTCGATTTCCAGCCAAGCCCTTATCGAATGAGCGCACAGCTTCTCGCTAAGGTGCGAGGATTGATCGCACACGCACTCGCGCCTACCAGCATGATCGGGTGACTTATGACTGTTGCCATCACAACACTACGCACCACTCTAGCGACTGCTCTAGTCAATAACTCAAAATGGCAGACTTTCGCGTTCCCGCCAAGCACAGTCTTAGCGAACAGCGTGATCGTGTCTCCAGATGATCCTTATCTAACACCTAACAATAACTCTCAGATTTCTATCAGTCCTCTGGCTAATTTTAAGATTGTAATGACTGTGCCTTTATTCGATAATGAAGGCAATCTCAACGGCATTGAAGATACTGTGGTTAGCGTGTTCGCACTACTAGCAGCATCTTCTCTGGTCTATAATGTAAGCGCGATAAGCGCACCTAGTGTTCTCAACGCTGCAAGCGGTGATCTGCTCAGCTGTGAGATGTCAGTAAGTATCCTAACGAGTTGGAGTTAATCATGACCGAGTTAGAACAATGGGAAAAAGAGAATGAAGCCTTCCTGATCAAAATCGGTCAGGTAAAGCCAGCAACACCAAAGCCAGTAACCAAGAAGGAAGAGGAATAAACCGATGTCAGTTTATCTATCAAATGGCGTGAGCGTAACTGTTGATTCGGTTGATCTCTCAAGCCTAGTAAGCGCATGTACCATTAACCGATCATTCGATGAATTGGATGTCACGGCTATGGGCGATTCTGGGGCGCGAGCGGTTAAGGGATTGGAACGCTCAAGCGTAACGATCGACTTTTTCAACGATCCAGATACAAACAAGACACTACAGAAGCTCAACTCAACATGGGGAACATCTGTAACAGTAGTCATCAAGCAGACAAGCGCGGCAGTTTCAGCAACTAACCCAAGCTACACAATGTCATGCTTGATTAACAATATCACTCCTGTAAATGGAGATGTCGCAAGCTTATCTGTGCAAAGTGTGACATGGAACGTAAACGGCACAATTGCAGTAGCATCAGCATAATCAACTAACAAAGGGGCAAACTCATGGCAAAACTAAAGATCGTTCGTATGGATGGAAGCGTTATTGAAGGCGAAATCACGCCTGCTGTCGAATACTTTTTCGAACAGCAGACCAAGATGGGCTTTCATAAGGCGTTTAGAGATGAAGAGAAGCAGTCACATGTCTATCTTCTTGCTCATGAGATTGTCCGCAGGTCAGGTGAAACTGTTAAGCCTTTCGGGATGGAGTTTATCGAGACACTCAAGAGTGTCGAGGTTCTAGACTCTGACCCT